GTGGACAAATGTAACCCGAAAATTAAAAGACCTCCAGCCGTGGGCGCAAAACCCACGTCAGATTAACGAGTCACAAGCCGAACGGCTAGAGCATAGCTTTAGGCTGTTCGGGCAGGTTGAGACAATCGCTATTGGGCCAGATAACCAAGTTTACAACGGGCACCAACGGCTGAAGGTGCTCACGACCGAGTACGGCATCGGCCGCAAAACGCGCCAAAAGTCAAAGCTGGGCGCTATCGGCTATCACCCCTCGCTTCTCCCCCGCCACCGTGGGCGTGACGCCGTGCGCTGGACAATCAAAATGGGCGACCCCGTAGCGGGCGGCTCCGTTTATTGGTTAACCGAAAATATAGACGGCGGCCCTATCGCGGCCCAAGACTGGTGCTGGGTGCAGCCGGGGGATACGGCCCGCGAGTTGTGGCGGCGCGATTTACAAAAAATGGGTGTGCGGCTTATCTTTCAGGTGCTTGACGACATCAAGGCGGGGCGATTGGTTATGGTAGATCAAGACCCGGCTGTCTCTACTTGGGAACCCGCAATGGATTCAGCACCTCTGTTCCGGCCAGAGTTGCCACAGCTAGGAGCGCTTAACGGGTATGAGGTTGTAAAAAGCGCCCCTAGCCGCGCCAACGAGGCGTGGGCGAGCGCCGGTTACACCGTCTAATACATTAACTTTAATATGTCCTCTATGACCTCCGAAAAGATGCACTATACAGACCGCCGCGTCAAGGTTGCCCGTGATTATCTAGCAGGCGACTATCAGACGGTGATTGCCGAGCGTTACGGTGTCTCACAAGGCACCATCTCAAACGACCTCAAGGCAATCCGCTTGCAGTGGCAGGAAGAGTACGCGGCGACATTTGATACGATGGTTGCCGAACAGCTTGCCAAGATAGACAAAATTGAGCGGCAGGCGTGGCAGGCGTGGGAAGATTCAAAGAAGGACGCGGAGACGGTCACGCAAGAAGGCACGGCCGAGATGGTGGCTAAGATCACTAAAAAGCGCGTAGGGCAAACGGGCAATCCGCAATTTTTACAACAAGTTCAATGGTGCATTGAACAGCGGCTCAAGATCATTGGCGGCTATGCCAAAGACAAGCGGGAAGAACGGAAGTTAAACAATGAAGAGAAATGGATAACTGAATTAATTGAGGCATTACAAAAAGGCCGTGTGTCACCCGAGGAAGTGCAAGTGCTATTCCCCGATTTGGCCGAAAGTTTCTTTATTAGGGCAGGTGTTAATGTTAGTGGCTAACCAACTTGACGCCGTTAAACGATTGCCGCCGGCCGCCCGCGTTCAATGGCTTCTCAACAAAAGCAAAGAGCGGCCAGTGGTTGCCGAGAAGTACCGCTATGACCCGGCCGCCTACATCACCCACCACTTCAACTGGCAACCGTGGAGCGGTAACGGCACCACCGGTCAGCAAGAAATCATAGACGCCTACACCCTCTCCATTCGCCAACAGCATGAGCGGTATGATTACCTGAGCGGCAAGATAAAAGCGGCCGAGCTTGAACACTGGGCACCGGGCGAAACAATCCGGAGCATCATATCTGTTGACGCGGGGCACTCAGTTGGGAAGACAAAAATCTTAAGCGGTCTTGTGAATCACTTCTTTGATTGTTTCCGGCCGTCCATCATCTACAGCTACGCCCCCACCCGTGAGCAAATCCATGATTTGCTCTGGAAAGAAATTAAGAGCGATAGACGAGAAAAGGGGCTAGACGGCCGTATCCTTGATCTAAGACTAGAAATAGATGATCAGCACTTCGCAAAGGGTCAAGCAACAAATAACGCCCACGGCGCAGGCACCGAACGGGCGCAGGGGCAACACGGGGATTACCTCATGTTTGTCATTGACGAGGCTGAAGGGGTAGCAGAGTTTGTTTTTGATGCCATCGACTCTATGACAAGCGGTGGCATTGCAAATATCGTCCTAATCGCTCGTAACCCAAGAACATCATCATGTACCGCTCACAAGATACGCAAAAAGCCAACTGTGAACCCATTGCGTATCAGTTGCCTCAATCACCCTAATGTCACAAGCGGGCGGCCGATTATTCCCGCGTCAGTTACTCGTCGATGGGTAGACGAGAAGATAGATGATTGGTGCAAGGTGGTTGACGGTCACAACTCAGACAACTACACCTTTGAGGTTCCATGGCGCAACGGTATCTTTGAGCCAAGCGACCAGCGTTTTTTATGGCGCGTCATGGGCATTGTGGGCGGGCAAACGGCCGATGATGTCTTTTTCCCGCTGGGCAGATTTGAGGCGGCAACGGAACGTAAACGGCCGGTGCAGGCACTGCCGACTGACACCACACACGCCCAGCTTGGGCTAGACGCTGCCCGTTTTGGGGATGACAACAGTACAGGGTATTGCAGTCACAACGGCCGTGTTGAGCGATACGCGGAATGGGTAAAACAGGATAGCACCATCATTCTGAAAGAGACAAAAGATAAGTTGAGACAGCTTCACAAACTGGGTGTTACCCATGTCTCGATCCGCATTGATGGCGGTGGGGGGTATGGTAGCGGCATCATTGACGGCCTCAACGCAGATGTCGCCCTACGCCGGATGTTTGCCAGTTTTACTGTGCACGAAATTCACTTCAACGGTGTAGCAACGGATGAAACCGCCTACGCTGACAAGATCACGGAACTGTATAATGACGCGGCCGAGCGCACCAACGGCTTGGCGATCATTGACGCGCCGGAGCGGCTAGAAGATGACCTGACACGGCGTAAGTTCAAATGGGCGGTCAAGAGCCGACTTGATGTTAAGGTGTTGGAACCGAAAGCAGCATTCAAAAAGCGCGTAGGGCACTCCCCTGATGATGGGGATGGTTACGTATTAGCGGTGGCCTCTGAAAAGTTGATGCCACCACAAGAACGGAAATGGGGCATTCTTGCCCACGGCCGCGTCAAAAACAAGCGGGGATAATATGGAAATACTAGGATTTAGAATAGAGCGGATTAAGACATCGCCACCGCTGCAAGCGAAAGCGGCACGGCCGCCAAAACACAGCAAGCGGTCACGGCTCACACATGAAGACCCCTACACGGCCGGTGCTTGGGGCTTGGCTCAGATGTTCACCTATCAAGCCCCAGAAGATGCTAATGAGTTCTGGCGGCGCAATGACTTGGATACGCAGACGCTCAGGCAGATGTCAGCGGCCGAGCTTGCTGAATACATGGTTGACCTGTCGCCAGAAATCAGCAAGGCGGTGTGGGACTTGCAGCGTTTCTGCAACCCCGGATGGGAAGCACGGGCGATGAATGGAGACGAACCCGACGAAGCGGGGCAGGTACTACTAGATAGCTTTATTGCAGAGCTTGACGACATGCACGGCTCTGTGAGTGTCCCCATCGGCCGTTTGTTTATGGCCGCGTTTGTACGTGGCTCTTTTTTGGCCGAGATAGTGCTAGATGAAAACGCCCGCATGCCTGTTGACCTTGCCACCCCAGACCCGTATATCGTGCGGTTTCGCAAAGTGGTTGACCCCGTAAGAGGGCAAATCTGGGAGATAGGGCAACAAAAGAGCGGGGAGTTTGACAGCTTGAAGGGTATTCCCACAATCCGCTATATCCCCATTGACCCCTTCCCCGGCAAGCCTTACGGCCGCTCACTGCTCACACCCGCTTTCTTTTCATCATTGTTTCTCATTGGCCTATTGCACGATCTGCGGCGGGTGGTTGCCCAGCAGGGGTACCCTCGGCTTGATTTAGAGGTAAAACTAGAACAACTCATGAGCAGTATGCCGACTGAGTATCAAAACGACCCCGACAAGATGCGTGAATGGATTAACGACACTATCAACGAAGTGGCGACCCTGTACGCCCAACTTGAGCCAGATGACGCTTACATTCACACCGATGTTGTTAGCGTCAATCGGCCGGTGGGAGCGATGTCAAATAGCACTACGTTTACCGCTTTTGATTCGCTTATTCAGGCAATCGAGCGGGTTGCTACTCGCGCATTAAAGAGCATCCCCCTACTCATGGGGTTAGACCGTTCAAGCAACGAGACAAACAGTAACCGTGAGTGGGAACTATACGTAGCTGGTATCAAATCGCTACAACACCATGCCGAGACCATTCTTTCACGCCTGTTCACCATCGCTCTGCAGGTGCAAGGTAGCACAGCAACGGTGAAGTTTAAGTTTGCTGAATTGAGAGCAAGCGAGATGCTACGGGATGCGATGACGGAGCAGGTGATTATCAACAACGCCCGGGCAAAGTATGACCACGGCTGGATAAGCCAAGACACGGCCGCCGAGGAAGCAACAGGTACGGCCGCTGATGTGGACGCACCACGGGATAGCGGTGGCGATAGCGGCGGTATGGACTTCGACCCAGCGTTACCTCTGGACGGGGAAGAGCGCAAGCGGCGCATTACCGAGTTGCGGCAGTTGCACAATGAGGTGTTGAGTGAAATCAAAGAACGGGCTAACCGTAGCTCGTTCAATGGAGAGGTTAAATAGTGACATTGCTACTCCAAACAATCCCACGCATCTTGCCCTTTTACGGCTCCCGCATCCTTGAAGATGGCCCGACAGCGGCCGAGCTTCAGCTCGAAGCCGACTACGCGGCCGAGATAGACCCCGCTTTGGCAATGGCTTACCTGTACGCCATCAACCGCCTGCAACCAATGTACGGCGCATCTGAAGCCGAAATCAAACAGGCATTGCTGGATATGTACCAGCGTGAAGACCTGTACAGCAGCACGCTCTATGATGTGGTGAGCTACAACGGCCGTGCCGCCTACAACATCGGTGGGCGGATCGGATTGGATACGCTTGGATTAGATGGCACATTCGATTTGCAAGACCCTGAGATAAGCGGTAATTTGGAACCGCATTATCTTAGGCTT